ATACTATGTGATGTTCACAGGTGAGCAGATCAAGAAGATCGTGCAGCGGTTTTTCAAAAAAGGCTATCAGGCAAAGGTCAACATTGAACACGGCAAAAAGGCCGAAGGAGTTTATATGTTTGAAAGCTACATTATTGATAGGGAAAGAGGGGTTAACCCTCCTACAGGTTTTGAAGATGTGGCAGACGGGTCTTGGTTCGGTAGCTTCAAAGTAGAAAATGAGAAACTTTGGGGCGAAGTAAAAGCAGGGACTTTTAAAGGCTTCAGCGTAGAGGGTTTATTCCGTTACGAAAAGGCAGGAATGATCGTGCAAAAAGAAGAACAGATCATGTCACAAATTTTTAAAATTTTGAGTCAAATTGAACAAGAATAACTAACTAAATATTTACAATTATGAACGCAAAAGAAGCACTAGTACAGATTAAGCAACTTCTGTTCTCAGAAGCAGAAAAGAAAGTAGCCTTCGCTTTGGTAGAAGGTAAGCTAGTAGATGGCACAGCGGTTGCCTACGATCTTGAGGCAGGTGATATTTTCGTAATTGGTGAAGATGGGGTTCAGATCCCTGCACCTGTTGGAGAACATCAACTAGAAAGCGGTGAAATCGTAATCGTAACTGAAGCAGGTAAAATCGCAGAGGTTAAAAGCGGTGAGCCAAAAGTAGAAATCGAAATCGAAGCAGCGGAAGTACCAGCTGAAGATGAGCCTAAGAAGGATGAGGCTATGGCCAAATTCGAAGAGGCCATGGGATACCTTGAAAAAAAGGTAGAAGAACTAAGCGCAAAAGTTAAGGCGATGGAAGACAAAGCAGAAGATGTGAAAGAAGCGGTGAAACTATCTGCTGAGATTCTTGAATCATTTGCAAAAGAGCCAAGCGACAAAGCAATCACTGCTCCTAACCAATTTGCAAAGCAATTAAAAACAGAAAAAAACGATAGATATAACAACCTTCAAAAAGCATTTTCAACACTTAAAAAATAAACGACAATGGCATTAGACCTTTCAGCATTAACTAACTATGTAAAAGAGAACGAATTGCAGTTGACTTCAGCTGCTATCTTCTCAGCAAAAACAGCTTCTTTGATTGAAGCACTTGGCAACGTTCAGGTGGGTATCAAATCCGCTGAGACTATCAACATCATGACTACCGATGCGGTATTCCAAGCAGGTGGTACTTGTGGATTTAATTCTTCAGGAACTACTACTATCACACAGAGAACCATTACAGTAGGTAAAATCAAAGTACAAGAAAGCATCTGCCCTAAGGCATTTGAAGCTAAGTACACTCAGAAGGCTTTGAGAGAAGGATCTACCTATGACTACATGGCTTACGGTGCTGAATTCTCTGCACAGAAAGTAGAGCGCATTGGTGCTGCTTTGGAAACTGCTATTTGGCAGGGGGATACAGGAAGCGGAAACGCTCAACTTAACAAATTCATGGGCTTTGGTACAATCATCAACGCTCTAGGTTTTGGTGGTGCAGGTGATCCTATCAATGGAAACTCTGCCAATGTTACTACATTGACTACTTCTACTGTAATCGCTGCTGTTGATGCAGTATTCCTTGCACTTCCTGCTGCCCTTTTGGACAAAACAGATGTAGTAATCTTCTGCGGTAATGATACTTTCAGAGAATATGTGATTGCCTTGAGAAATGGTAACCTATTCCACTATCCTGTAGATGCTGCAAACATGGAATTGATCGTACCAGGAACAAATGTGAAGTTGATCGGTGTGAACGGATTGAACGGAACTGACTACCTAGTAGGATTGTCTATGTCTAATATGTACCTAGGTACTGACCTTTTGAATGAGCAAGATCGCTTCGAACTGTTCTATGCAAAAGAGGCGGACGAAATGAGATTTGTAGTTGAGTTCAAGCTAGGTGTACAACTTGCCTTCCCTGACGAAGTAGTGTTCTGGAAGAAGTACGTTGCGCCTTAAATAAAATCGGGGAAGATGGTTGCGTCTTCCCCTTCACTTTATAAAATTATAAAAATATGCCTTGTGCTTTAACTCAATCTTACACGCTTGATTGCAAAGATTCTATCGGCGGTTTAACGGCCGTATTCTTCGCACCTTATGAAGATTTGAACGTGGTAACTGTAGCAGCCGGAGTAGTGACTACTTTAACTATGGATGCAGGTAAGAAGTTTTACAGATATGACCTTGTAAAAGAATCTTCAAACTTTGCAGAGGCTGTAAATACCAACGTGCAAAATGGTACTATTTTCTATACCCAAACACTCGAAATTATTCTTAACAAATTGCAGGTAAATACCAGAAACGAAATTGTGCTTTTGGGAAAAAACAGAGTTGCAGCTATTGCAGTAGATAACAACGGGGAAAATTGGTTTTTGGGAATAGGTTATGGTTTGGATCTAACAGGTGGAGGTAGTGCTTCAGGTACTGCTTTTGGTGATAGATCAGGATATACTTTGACCTTCACAGGTAACGAGAAAGAACTCTGTCCAAAAGTGACAGCAGTCATTCCTATCGTCTAATAATATTTGGTTTATAGGTTAGATGTGAAAGCACCCTCGGTTCTGGGGGTGTTTTTTTTTGTGTACATGGGTGGCTGTTTTTGTATTTATAATTATGGTGATAATTACGAAGGGTTCAAATAGTGTAATCTATATCCCCTTATTTGATAAGCGACTTACGAGCAGCAATAGCTATATCTTTTTATTTGAGCATGAGGTAACAAAGGAGCAAGTAACCTTGACTCTTAGCGATACTAGCCCATTCAAAGAAAGGTATTCAAAATTTGCCATCACTCAGGCATCATTTACCACAGGCACTGTTGGGTTCTGGAGGTATAACGTTACTCAATCGGGAAGCGGTAGTACAGTAATCGCCACAGGCAAAATGGAATTGACGGCAGTTAATTTGTCAACTGCGGGAGTGGTGAGATATAACGGGTACAATGGTAATTATAAAACATATACCACAACATGATAAAATTTCTAAAATTTGACGATGTGCCTTTGCCTATTTACAAGGAAGTAAAGGGGAAAGACTACATTTTTTATGGTGAGCGGAATGACTACCCTAACTACCTACTCAGGATCTACAATAACAGCGCAAAGCATAACGCAATTGTCACTGGGAAGGTAGACTACATCTGCGGTAACGGGTGGACTGTGAAGGCTGAAGACGAAATGCAGAAGGCCAAAGCCTTTGGAATTATTGATCGGGTAAACACCAAAGAAGAAAGCCTAAACGAAGTCACTAACAAGCTTGTCACGGACTTAACTATTTTCGGGGGATACTATCTACAGGTGATATGGACTAAGGCCACAGGCGAGATCGCAGAACTATACCATGTAGATTACTACAAGGTAAGAACAAACGCAGACAATAGCGAGTTTTATGTCTCAGATAATTGGATCAAAAACGATAATGTAAATCCTCGGCCTGATTACGAAACTTACCCGGCTTTTAATCCTAACAATACCACAGGAACTCAAATACTTTACTTTAAAGAATATCGTGCGGGGGTAAATACCTACTCTTTGCCTGACTATCGGGGGGCTATCAGCTATATCGAACTAGATATAAGCATAGGTGAGTACCACTTGAACACCATAAACAACGGGATGTTCTCAAGTAAGCTAATTAACTTAAACGGGGGCAAGGTAAGCCAAGAGGAAGAAGACAGAATCGAGCGACAATTCCAAAACAAATTTAGCGGAAGCAAAAATGCGGGTAAGTTTATGCTAGCGTTTAACGATAGTAAAGAGAACGAACCTTCCATCATTGACCTATCAGGTACTGAACTTGACAAGCAATTTGACCTGCTTAATAAGAGCGTACAGCAGGAGATTTTTACAGGTCACAAGATCACAAGCCCTATGCTTTTTGGTGTTAAAACTGAAGGACAATTAGGGGGCAGAAGCGAAATGCGGGAAGCCTATCAGCTATTCCAGAACACCTATGTAAATGCAAAGCAAAGAGCGATTGAAGAGACGGTTAATTACCTTTTTAAGTTCAATGACATCATTGCTGATCTTGAATTAAAACCTACCGAGCCTATCTCTTTTGAATTTAGCGAGGCGATCATCTCAGCTAACATGACTCAGGATGAGATCAGAGAAAAGCTAGGCCTTGCACCTATCGAGAAGAAAGAAACCGCAGGAGCGCAGGACATCATCAATTCATTGAACAGCTTATCGCCTTTGATTGCTACCAAGGTAGTAGAAAGCATGGATGTAAACGAACTCCGCAGCTTGATCGGGTTACCTTCACGTTCTGAAATTGTAACCCCTGAGAACATAGGCGAAGCACCTGCCCCTACTACTGTAGAAACTATTCAACTTTCATGCAGCCATACAGAAAAGGACGATGAAATCCTTAGCTACTTTGAAGGAAAAGGGGTGAGCAAAAGCAAGTTTAAAATCATCCAGAATGACAGGCTAGTTTTTAACAGCATGGATGAATTTGTGAAGCAGGATCTATTTGCTGAATACCTTTTGAATGAGGTGCAGAAAAAAATCATAACTCAGATCCAAAGAAATGAGAATGTGACCGTGCCACAAATCGCCAAGGCGGTAGGTATAGATGAAGCTTCTGTGATCTCAAGAATCAACACCTTGATAGATGATCAGGTTCTAGTAGAAAAAATCAGCCGTGAAGGATTGATCACAAGATCCGTAACCCGTACAGGTGAGGCGGCTATTAAAAGGCTTCAACCTGTGACTTCATTCAAGGTGCTATACAGCTATGAAGAAAGGCCAAACGTACCAGCAGCAGCTAGCGGAAGCCGTCCCCTTTGCGAGAAACTATACAAGGGTGGCGATAGCCTTTTATTTACCCGTGAAGAAATCCAAAACATCTCAAACCAACTAGGCTATTCCGTTTTTCAGCTTTGCGGTGGATGGTATACTAACCCAAATACAGGGGTAAGGACACCGTTCTGCCGTCATGAGTGGAGACGCAATGTAGTAGTAGAAAAGACATCACGATGAGCGCAAATGTACTAATGATTTCGGAGCAGTCCTTCAAGGATTTCACTGTAGCTTCCGCAAATATTGACCTGAAAAATGTAACTCAGGTGATCAAGATGACTCAGGATAGGTATATCCATCCGATCTGCGGAACTGCACTTTATGATAAGATCCTTTCTTTGATCCTAGCGGGTACAATTACTAGCGGAGGGAATGCAGTCTACAAAACTTTACTAGATAGCTATCTAACGGACACCCTTTTTAATTATGTGCTAGGTGAATTGCCGATGGCTATGCA